TTATCGCCGCCGCTCGATCACTTCCAGCGCCCGTTCCTGATGGTGCGGGCTATGGTGCCAGTAGTGTTTGCGGATGGTTTCCGGCGACGTGTCGAAGTATTCGGCGGCGTCTTCCACACTCACACCGTCCATAACGGCCCATGTGATCGCCGTATGTTTCAGGACGTGCGGCGTGACGCCTTCAAGGCCGGCCCGCTCGGCCGCGCGTCTGATGCCGGTCTTGATGCTGTTCACGGGCTTGCCGCGGAACATGATGACATGCGTTCCGGGATGACGCAGCCAGCGGCGGAGATGCCCCCTCAACTGCTTGGGGATGCGCATCTTGCCGCGGCGCTTTTTCGTTTCCGCTTGCCCATCAGCGCGAAAGCGAATCTTGCCTTCTTCCAGATCAACGCGGGGACGGGTCAATTGCAGGACTGCGCTTTCCCGACGCCCGGTATACAGCGATATGAGAATGAACCGCTGCACATGGGGTTCGGCATGGCGCAGAAGCTGCGCGGCCTCGGATCGCGTCAACCAGCGGTCGCGCGGATCCCCGGCAGCCGGAAGCGTCACCTTGATCGGGTGGATCAGCATTCCCTCCGCATGGGCATGGTTCAGCGCGGCTTGCAGAACGCCCAGATCGCGCCGAACGGTCGAAGCCCCGGCGGCACGAGTGCGAATGATCGTTTTTCCCGTTCTGGACGTGGTTTCCGTCTTTCGGGGCTTCGCCCGCTCGCGTTCATAGAGACGGCAAGTCGAGCCCTTTACTGCATCACAGGTGAGACCTCCCCAGAAGGGGGCGAGCGCCTGAATGGAATAGGCCAGTGTCTCGGCAGAGGCCAATGTCGGCCCCTTGTCATCCGCATATCGCGCCAGAACCTCGCCCACCGTCAGTTCCCCCGGATGGGCAGGACCGCGGCGGACTTCCGGTCGCCGGGCTGCGATGTATTTCGAGAGTGCCGTTTCAGCCTCTCCGCGCTGGCCAAGGCCAAATCCTGTCCGAACCTGCTTGTCTCCGTCGCGGATGATCCATTGCTTTTCGTCGGTGCGGAAATACAACCGGGCTGGTTTTCGATGACGGGGCATTGCAGAAACTCCAAAAGCGCCTGACGGGTCGTATAGAACCGCTTCCCGATCTTCACCGCCCAAAGCCGCCCCTCCCGCCGTGCCTTGTGCAGCGCGGCGCGCGGAATATCGCGGTGGAGTTCGGCGGCTGCTTCCTCGATGGTCAGCAGTCCGAAGCCCGGATCGGCGTGAAGAATATCGGACGGCTCTAACCCCATCAGGCCACATCCTCTTGCTTCTCGGCGGGCTGATAGATCGTTCGCAGGTGGCGGACGATTTCAGCATTCATGCTGCGGCACTCTCGTGCGGCGGCACTCTTGATCTGATCCCGCATTCCATCAGGAAGGCGGAGCATGAATTTATCCTCGTAAGTCCTCCGCATGGCGATTCTCCTGAAGGCTGGCGGCAACTGATATAGTGTCCAATGGACTCTATTGCGTCAAGCGCGGAATAATGTCCAATGGACGTGCCATGTCAGAAGTAGAGAACCGCACCCTTTCCGACAAGTTCATGCTTCGCCTTCCTGATGGAATGCGGGATAGAATCAAGACTGCGGCCGAGGGAAACAACCGCAGCATGAACGCTGAAATTGTTGCACTTTTAGAGCGGGAATTTCCGGCTCCTAAGCTTTCCACCATTGCCGTAATAGTGGGTGACCTCGCGCTCCTAGATCTCGCCAATGCTGCGCCGGAAGATCGCCCCGCGAAGGTGCTGGAACTGAACGAGCGGCTTTCCGAGGCCGGAACCGCCGTCCGGCTTGCCCTGCGCGGGGGCAGGGTCGAAACCGTGACGGTCGGCGAGTTCTGGACCCCGGACATGGCGATAGAGCCCTAGCCCACCTTGACCTGCACATGCGCGGCGCTCGCCACTGCGGGTTCGGTCGCCACGCCGATCAGGGCGTTTCCGATTGCCGTGGCCGTGGCGCGCTTAGTGGTCGCGTTCCAATACACCCCATCGCCGATCGCAAAAACGTCGTTTGCGGTCTTGTTGATCCAGAACACGCCGCGCGTGACCAGAACAACCCGATCGCCTGCGGTTGCGTCAGCCGAGGCCACGCCCACGAGTTTGCCGGCCACAACCACGTCGCCGGCCTTGGCGTCGAAATCCACCGGAATATAAAGGCTGTCGCCCGAGTAGAGGTAGTTTTTCATCTTCAAAATCCCTTGCTGGTTGAAAAACGAACGCTTCCGGGGCGGCGCGGGGATGCGGCCGCGGCGATGCGTCGTTCTATATCGGATAGAGCGTCGGCCATTTCGGATCCGCTGACATACTCCACGGCGCGACCGTCGCTGAACGTCACCTTCCGGGTGCCGGCCGATCGCGCCCGGATCAGGGCCTCGCGCATCTGGATCATTTCATCGACCGTGGGCATGGCGTCAGTCTTCCGTGCCGGCGAGAAGGCCCCAGATCATATCGCTGTCAGAAACAGGCAACTCGGTCGGGCTGATGACCAGGCGATGCCATCCTCGCCAATCGACCCATCCCGAGCCGAAGTCGAGGCGGACCTTTGTCTGCACTCCGTCGACCTCCCAGCCCGTGCGGGTCTCGATCTGCGGGCCGGGGGCGCCCTCAAGGTAGGAATATTCCAGCCCTTCGACCTTGGCCGGGTCTGCCGCGAAATACCAAGCGTTGCTCGGCAACCGCGGGTCCACCAGAAGTTTCAGGTCGGCCGGGAAGGCATTCGGGGCGCCGTAGAGGCTACCGCGCAGGTTGGAGATCATGCGCTCGAAAATATTCTCGAAGAGCGGATGCACCAGAACATAGGCCGGAGCCGAATCGACAAACTGCCCGCCGGGCCCCTTTCGCAGGCGCATGGCGGTGCGAATCGCAGCGAGTGCGGTGAACGCCAGGTTCTTCACGGTCGTGTCGGCCGAACCGGCGGTGATGGCATTGGCGATCACCTGCCACAGATCATCGTCGGTATCGGCATTGTTCCGTGTCGCATCGAACACCGGAACGCCGTCCGACATGGCCGGGTTGCTTGCCACCATATTGGCCAAAAAGGAATTTTCGAAGTCCCTAGCCGCATTCCCCATCAACCTCGGAAGCTCGACAAAGGCGCCGAGGTCATCGTTCACCAGCGCCTGACGCGAAATCCCGAAGATGCGGCCGAAGGTCTGGGCGGCGTATTTCTCTCCGGTCTCGGTCATTGTGCCGTGCGGGAACTCGCCGGCCTCGGGCACATGGATCAGGTTCGGCGCGGAACTCAGCCCGACTTTGGACTTCGGGCGGAAATCGCGCACCGTGCTTTGCCGCGCGGCCTGGCGCACCCCGGCCGGACCGGACTGATACGCCTGCCGGAGCTCACGCCCCACAGCATCGCCCAGGATCAGGCCGAAATCGCCGGTCGTGTGCAGCGCGCGCGTGATGATGCCTTCCGCCGCGAGGCCGCTCATGCTGGCACCCGCGCGTTGCAACGAATATCGGGCCAGGTCGATGAAGCTTGCATAGGCGAATTGCCGGGCCTCGGGCGCAAGCTGGTGCTCGGGGTGCGAGCGGGCGAACAAAGCCTCGCCCGCGCGGGTAGCGATCACCGCCGGGTCGTCATGGCTGAACCCGACATGCGCACGGGTGGTCCGGACATTCTGTTCCGCGCCGCGCTGACGCATCGCGTCGAAGGCCGCCGCACGGGCTTCCTCGACCGTCGCCTCGGCGTCGATCTGTCCATCGGTCCACGCCTGATCGAGGCTGGCCGTCGCCGCGATCGAGCGGATCTCGGCGTTGATCTGGCCGCGCGTCAGCACGGTATCCCCTTGGGTTTCGGGCATTTCGGTATCTCCATTTCGGAAATGGGCTCCAGCATCTGCAGGAACCGGGACAACCGACACCTCTATGGGCGTCCAGCGGGTGGCGGCACGGACACGTTCATTCCCCCGCCGCTCTTCTTTCCATTCGGCCACGCTGTAGCCGATCGACAGGCCGCGCAGGGTGCCGTCCGCAATGTCGGCCAGCACCGCTTTCGCGGTTTCGTTGCTGCGGAAGCGCATACGCACCCACAGCCCTTCCGGGCGCACCTCGGCGGCTTCGACCACACCCAACTGATCGCGGGTCGAGGCGGCGCGATGCGCGTCCAGCACCGGCGCGCCGTTCAGCCGCGACAGATCCACACCCGTCAGGTCCAGCCGCTCGATGAAACCGGCCCGCCGCACCTCGGCCCCGGTGGAAACGATGGCCTCGACGGTGCGGGTCTCGGCGTCAACGGTGGAGGCGGCAGGCATGGCCGCACGAAAATGAATGGTCACGCGGCACCCCCTTCCGGTTTCGGCTGCGCCCGGTCGCGGGCGCGTTCTTCATCAAGCTCGTCGATGTCGCGGCCACGCCCGGCCACAACCTCTTCACGGGATTTCAGCCCTGCGTTGATCGCGGCAACTTCGGCCTCGACTTCGTTCTTGGGATCGACCCAGGCCCAGCCCGGCGGCACGAAACGCACGGCGCGGTAATCCTCGATCTCCCCGGGCGGGATCTCCCCCGCAAGGGCGCGGACCTCGATCCAGCGATGCCAGAGCGGGCGCAGGAACAGGCCCTCGATCAGGTTCTTTTGCAGCATCTCGGCGCGGCGCCGGAATTCCAGCAGGCCCACGCGGGCGCTGGAATAGTTCGCCTCGCCGAGGTCGCCCGTCAGCGCCTCGAAGGTGATGCCCGCCCCGGCCGCGATTTCCCGGTCCTGAGCGCGCAGGAATTCAATCGCCTGGGCGAGGCCCTGACCGGGGTTCGAGAACGTGACATCGGCACCGGGCGGCAGGATGCGCATCGCGCCGGGTTCGAGGGCGACGTTGATCCGCCCGCCTTCGGCCTCGAAACCCGCCGCGCCGCCCTCGGTATCCCGGATGAAGCCCGTGATCAGGGATGCGACCTTGAGCTGCATCAGCATCGCGTCGGAGGCTTCGTCGCGGTCGCGCAGTTTCAGCAGAACCGGGGCCAGCCACGACAGCCCGCGCACCTGACCGGGGAACAGGGCATCGAAGACATGCAGCAGATCCGAGGCGGGAACCCGGATCGCCTCGCCATAGGTGACAAAGGGAGTGCCGGGCGCATCGCGCAGGACGTGATAGGCCACCACGCGATCGGTGGCGTCATATTCCACCCCGGCGATGATCCGCGCGCCATTGCCGAGATCGCGGCTCAGGCTCGGGTCGATCTGATCCGCCGCCAGCAGTTTGATGCGGAACTCGCCATCCGGAGCGATGAAGGTCTGCACGAATGCTTCACCGTCCCGCACCAGCGCCCGGGCGAGCGGCAGCAGGATCGGACGAAGCAGATCCTCGAAGGCATCGGCCAGCTTGCGGCGGGTCACCGGGTCGGGGTGTTGCGGGCGGGCCTGCCAACCCTTGCCGACAAGCGCCGCCGCCCATGCCTCGACGATCCGGTTGCCTTGGGCGGAGTTGGTGTAGAGCGCCGAGGCGCGGGCCTTCGATGCCCCGCGGGCGGCGAGCGTCTGTTGCTGGGGAGCCGCGAGCACCGCAGCACCTTCCCAGCGGCGCCCGCCGGCCCCGGACTCGACGCCGGAACGCTTGAAGATGCGCCCCCAAAAACCCATCAGAGTCCCCGAACGCGGCGAATCTGCATCTCGAAATCCGCCTTCGCAGCGGCATAAGCATCAGATCCGCCATAGCCTCCTGTTTCAGGATCGAGGGTCGCGGCAATATGGTGGCAAAACCAATCAGCCAGTTCGCGGCCGAAATCCTCAAGAGAAATCGCCTCGAGGCCCCCGATACCGGGAGGCACGTGCAAAGGCGTCCCCTTTATGAAGGTCTCGAAAGCGTCTGCTCCATTCGCAAACGTCGCCGCCGCGATCGTGCCCGCTCCGGCCTCGATCAGCACTTTGGCAGCATATGCTTTCAGGCAGTCGCCGAAGCCCCATTCAGCGGTCTTGCCTTTCCCCGGCGCCTGATCAGGCAGCAGCCCGCCACGCTTGCGCCAGGTCTTGAAGGTTTCGAGCTTCACGCCCAGAAACGCGGCAAGGGCTTCGGTCGAAATTCTCTGTGTGCTGATCGTGCGCATTGACTGTCCGGAAAACGGGATGGAATCGAACCTTATTTGAGGTTCATCTGGTTTTTTTGTCAATGCGGAGCCTTCCGCCCCGTGCCTTGCGAGGGCTGGTGCCTGCCGCGCGCATGGAAATATGCGCCGCAGGCTCTCGGGGTTAAGCAGCACTCGCCGAGTTGCTGGCGGCTTTCGGGTGAATCAAGTAAGCCCCGAGGCGACGCAGCCTTATCCCGGATTCAGCTCACGCCAGAACACCGCGATCTTCTTGCGGAGGCAACTCGGGTCCGGTGTTTCACCGGTGTCCGATCGCCGCTCGAACCAGCCAAGCATTTCGTCCACCAGATCCTTTTGGTGCTCCGGCAGGCCATGATTATGGATTCGCATGATCAGGGCAGAATAGAACCCATCCCAATCCCAATTTGATTTCCCGCCGCGATAGTTCGGATTCCTCGGGACAAGATCACACTCGATCTCGAACTTCTCGATCTCGCCGGCGGTGATCAGGATATCGCGCGCCTCAAGCACAATGGCTTCCTCGCGCGGAATGACTTTCCAGCCATCAGGCGATTCATCGGGCAGAAACATGCGGATTCGTGCCGGCCTAGCGGTCGATCCGTCGCGGGGGAACAGATCGAAAACTTCCGAGGCCTGAATATGGGCAAGCCCGCAAAAATTGATCGCCTCGGAAAAAGGGATTCGGGCGGAAAGCCTGATCCTGTCCATCATGGAAAATTCAATGATGTCCGCCGGCGCGCAGCGGAGGCGCGCAGCTATTTCAAAAACCGTGAACAGATATCTGCGGGGAAGCGTCATAATGTTATACCTCACAAAGGCTTAATTTCGTTTCATCCATGAAGACTGAAGAATCGGCGGCCTGACTTGCCCCGGAAGCGCGCCGACTGTCGCAAGATCGGATCGTCGCTGATCCGGGTTAATGTTCACCATTTGCCGGGCCGCGAAGGCGTAAACGGTGCAATCCAGCGCCTCGGCGCGCTTGCCGGGGATGCGCTCGAAGTTCCGCACCGGCTGGCCTCGGGAATAGCGCACCACGGCGCGCTCCGACGCGACCTGCTCATACCAGACGGCGGGCAGTTCGGCCGAGAACCGCACGTGACCGGCGCGCGGCAGGCGGGCGAAAAGCTGCGTCTTCACCGTGTCCACGCCGACGATCCACAGGCGGGCGCCGGTCTTTGTCTTTGATCCGGCCCGTTCGACTACTGGCCTGTTTCCAGCTGCGCCCTTGATCGCAAAGATTTTGCGGGCGGTGCGGGGACGGCAGAAGGCCGTCACGGCGTTCATTGAGGTCCCGTCGCCCGCGTCGATCGCCGTGGCGTCGATCGCGATCTTGCCGCCAAGCGCATGCGGAAAGCGTTCGCGCAGGAGTATTTCCAATTCAGCCCATGTTTCATCGGCGTCGAACGCGCCCCAGATCACCCGGTGGGCGAGGATCAGCATGCCGCCCGCCTCGGTCCAGCCGACATAGGTCAACTCAAGACGATCGTGCTGCACATCGCATCCCACCGTCAGCGCCAGAACCTCGGCCGGAACCAGCGTCAACCCGAAGTCTTCGGCGCGCGCCGCCATGCCGCCTTCGTCAAGTTCATCGCCCTCGGAGCGCCAGCCCTGCCCGAGGATCGTGTTGACGAAGGTTTGCAAGGTGGTCGGATCGTCCTTGGCCGACAGGAACTCGGTCGCCAGCTTGCCCCATGCGGCGTTCGCATGAAGGCTGATCAGGGCGTTCATGCGGAAACCGGCGTGACCCTGCACCTGCGGCGCGGTGGCGCGCCATCTGCCTTCCTTGATCATCTGCGGCTTGTGGCGCTCCTCGATCTCCTCGCCGCAGTTCGGGCAGCGCCAGCGCGCGGCCTCGGGCTGACCCTCGGGCCATGTGATCTGATCCCAAGTGATTTCCTCGAAGATCCCGCAGCAGGGGCACGGCACTTCGAATATGCGCTGATCGGATTGCGCATAGGCGCGCAGGACGTGGCTCGTCTCCTCGTGAACCGGGGTCGAGCCGAGGACGATCTTGCGATCCGGGAAGGACAGGGTGCGGCGTTCGGCCAGCAGGATGGGCGAGCCTTCGGCGGTCGGGGCCATGCCATCCACCTCGTCCATCATCAGCATGCGGACGTTGTGCCGGCGCAGGTTGCGCGGGGACTTGGCGGCGACGACCTTGAGCGAACCGCCGGGGAAGCGGCGCGACAGCAGGGTGTTTCGGCCTGCCTCATCCAGATCGCCGGACAGGGCGCTGGCCACGGCGGGCGAGGCGCTGAAGATCGGCTCGATATCCGAAACCACATAGTCGCGGCAGTCGGATTCGGCGGGCAGCAGGCAGAGAATGGGCGCAGGATCGTTGGCGACGAAGCTGGCAATGGCCGAGGTCAACAGCGTGGTGAACCCGACACGCACAGGCTTCACCAGCGTCACGCGCTCTATCAGCGGATCGCCGATCGCGTCGGCAATCTCGCGCTGGAACGGCCACAGGCGCACCGGGCCGGGCTGGCTCGATACGCCCTCGGGCAGACAAACTTCTCGCTCGATCCAGTCGGAAAGGCGCAGGCGCGGCGGCGGCATCAGGGCGCGCAGGGCCTCGGTCCGGATCTGGTCAATCGTCGGCATGGGCAAGGTCCTCAAGAGCGGTGCGCAATTCCCGGTCGATCGAGGCGACTTCGGAGGCATTGAGATGCGGCAAGACGGAACGGATGCGGGATGGCACAGCGAGGACGCGGGATCGCACCTGGCGCAGCACCTCGGCCCATGCGCGGGTGACCTCCGAGGCGGAAACCATTTCGCCGCGAAGGGCAGCATTCTTCAATGCCTGGGCATCGGCCTGTTCCTTGGCAAGGCGGGCGCGCTCCGCCGTCAGGCTTGCGGTATGTTCCTCGCCGCCCCGGCCCGAAGCAACACCCCGAAGATGCGTGACATAGGCCGAGACGCTCGCGGCGAGGTCATAGGAATCGTGGCCGAGGCGAACCGCAATTCCACGTTTCCTCAGGTCCGAAAGGGCGGCGGGAGATATCGCCAGAAGTTCGCACATGTCCGGGCCGGAAATCCGGTGGGTGACCTCCCCGCCAAGCTCAAGTTCTGTTAATATTTTCAACAACTTGATTTAACCCCCTTACAGATTTTTGCATCGCCCGATATGCCGCGCCTCCGCGCCCCGCTACCATTCAGCCGGGAAGGACCCCGCCGGGCGCTCATCTCCACCGCGCCATGACCGCGCGAACCAGACGATCGCCGGCATCCCGAGTATCGCGAGCGAGGTCGATGCGCTTCTTCAGGCTGACTTGCCGCACAAGGAAGAATATGACCTCCGCCTTTTCGACAGTCTTCAACGCCTTGCGCCGTCTCCGCCGATCTGCCACGGCAGCGCCCTTCACGTTGATCCGCGCCTTGTCCAAGACCAGCCAGCTAGGCCCTGTGCGCCTCGGCACGAAACGGAGCTTGAGGCCCGTGCGCTTCTCCCAAAGCTGCGGCGTCATCCTTGCTCCGCGTGGGCTTCGGCCTGCCGCAGGGGTGGGGATCGCCAGGAACATGCCATGCTGCGATCGGATCAAGGCGCCCTTGTCAAAGGCATCTATCACATCGGCCGCACTGGCAGATTGCTTCCGGTTTGGCTGGGCATAGACCAGTGACGCTGCGGAAATGGAGTCGCCCTTATCCGGGAAATTGCGCTTGCGGATAGCCCGCGCCAACCGATCGCCAAGACCCGCCGCAACTATTTGTCCGCGCCACCGTTTCTGCACGTGCTCGGCGGTATCTTTCACGCCGGCCGTAATCGCGCGTTCCGCCAAGCGGATTTCGTTCTCCATGATCCCCGAAATGGAGGCGTCGAGCTCAAACTTGATCCGCATATCTGTCCCCGATCTCATTTTCACTCGGGCGCAATGCCTCGGCAGCATCCATCAGCCGGTCAGCTGCGGCGGTGCTGGCGGAAGCGTGGTCGAGGTCGGTCAGTGCGGCGGGTTCGCTGGCTGCGTTCCTTGCCCTCTCGATATGCGCTTCGCTTTCAGCAATGCGCATTTCCGCTTGGGAAATGGCGGCGTCAAATGCCGCGTCCGAGGCTTTTTTCCAGTTCTGTTCTTTCTCTGTCATCGCCTGTTCCTTTCGAGGTCTCTTTCACCTGCTCAATGGTGAGGTTCGGAGCGAAGGGCATAGGGCGACCAGCCCGAGGCATTGCCTCGGGTTGGTCCCTAGCCCTCTGCGTGAAGATCTGCTCAACGGAGCCGGTCCATCGCTTCTGGGCGCCCGAGGTCGTATGACCCCGCCTCGGGCTTGCTCACGACTTTAGACGCCGGGTCTGGCACCTGATCCCCCGCTTCGAGCTTTCGGGCTGCGGTTGGCCTATGGGATCGCCCCGCGGCAGGCCGTTACAATGTCGATCGCCACCGTCTGAACCGTCCAATCGACATGGGTTCAAAGGTCAGGCGCTGTGCTGATCCTCCTCTATGGGCGACCATTCTGTATCGTTCTGTTGCTGCACTTCTGCGAGCAACCGTCGCATAAAGTATTCCTGCTTTGCGCTCGGTCGCCAATTCGGCCGCTTGCCTTGCCGGGCGATCGAGCGCGTGAAGTTTCGGGAGAAATCATCTCCATCCATCATCGCGCGGCGCACCACGGCAGGCCACCGCAGGGTCAGGATCTCATCAAGTTCCGTATCCGTCATTGCGCTGCCCTCCTGTTCGCACGGGCGAGGAAGGCTTGCCGGTCCTCCCGATCAAAGCTCTGCCAGATCGCCCAGAACAGGCGCTTGCGGGCCGTCTTGGCAAGGGCGAGGCCGCGCAGGCGATCGAGGCATGCCGTGGCATAAGCCGCGATTTCATGGACAGGGGCGCAGTCGGCCCACATCCGGGCCTCTCCGGTCACCATGCCGAACGGATTGCCGAGGATCGGCCCTTCCGTGGTCAGATTGTCGAGGTATCCGGCGCAGACTTGGGCCGCGTCTTCCGGGTGGCAATGGTCGAGCGCGAACCAGACGGCCCTTGCCCACTCGGAGCGCATCCGGTATCCTTCAGACTTAAAGCTGACCGCTTTGTTGTCCACCCCGGTCGCGCCCGCCAGCGCGCCGGGGTTTTCCATTACCTCGGTCATGCTGAAATCCTCCGCACAGAAACCGCACAGAAATGGCGGAACACAGCGCGAACCGGGCAGGGGCCGAGAGCGGGCAAAAGCCGCGATTTCTTAGGAAACGCGGGAGAACCACAATCTTGGTAAGGGAGAGGTCGAGAGTTCAATCCTCTCTTGCAGCACCATTAAATCCATTTATTCGCAGTATTATCAGTGACTTAGATGCGTCGTGATTTTATTGGTCCACCCCACAGACCACCTTGCGGCGTTCGCTTGGCTGATGCGGCCTGTGGTTTCATCAGTCATAGGACCATTGCAGGAATCGTTGTCACCATGTGCCAGATTTGACCTGTCGTCGGGGCTCTCGGCCAGCGGCTAAAAAGCGGGTTCCCGCACAGTCTGAAACCTCACTAGACAGTAGTGAGGTTTCGAGGCCTGTCGAAACCCCCAGGCACTAGCGCTGGGTCATGCTCGATCTGGTGGGGGATTTGGAGGTGCGCAGCGTGCACCAAATGCGCATCGTAAACATTTTGCACATCGTGCACTTTGCCAACATCGTGCACGTTTTCCATCTCTCCGGCGGGCGGATCTGGCCCCTTCCGAAAATCTCCAATTCGATCCGATCTTGCACGAAGCGCCACGCGCCGGTCCCCATGAGGGGTCGAAAGTTCAGGACCACCCCCGGTGCCTCCGCACGGCTTGTCGCATCGCGGGGCGACCTCAGATTCGAAGTCATGTGCCCTCCTGACTTTTCAGGAACGTTCAGTGCGCGGCGGCTCGTCCATTCTGGACGGAAAGGAACGGTCGCGCCCAACATGCGTTGTTCCCCCGTCATCTTATGGGAGCGTTGCGAAATGAATGGCATGGCCGCATGGATACTGGGCATCCCAGCTCTGGCCGTTGTCCTGCTTCATGTGCTGCTTTTCTTCTCGGGCGTTCTCTGACCCGAGCACGGCCGAGGCCAGCGGCAGGCGACGGCGCAACCGGCATCGTTCATACGCTGCGCCATGGTGGGGTGTAAGCGTCCGGGCTGACCGCTATCCGCACCAGCGCCACGGCAGCAGATCATCGACCTTTGTGATCTTGTAGTCCGGGATGCGGGCGAGAGTGTCGGCGAGCCAGGCGCGGGGATCGACGGCGTTGAGTTTGGCGGTTTCGATCAGGGTGTAGGC